GCCTTCAATGCTATCGCATAAGTCTAAAAAGTCTTCGCCACCTTGCCATACTTCGCCTAGTATATCATGTGTGCCGTTTACTACTACACCTGGAAATGCTCCTAGATCAACTAGGTTAAATTTACTTTCAGTAGTTTTAGCAATGCCTAACTTTGTTTTATCAATATCGTCGAATTGAGGACTATCTAATCCTCGTGTAGAATTACCTGATTTCAGTGTACCGTATACAAATATCTTTATTCTATTTTCCATAATAACCTATTATACTACTATTTATAGTAATTGTCAACTATTATATTTATAAACCAGAGCCTAATCCGACGGAGTTGTCTCTAATTTCTTTCCAATCATCGAATGGATCTATTTCACCTGTTTTAACTTTACTAAAGTATTCAGCAACTTCTGTTTGACCAATTCTGTCACAGTACCATGATATTTTATGCATAATAGCATCTCTAGACTTAACCATGTTTTCATGCATTAGGTCATCCGGATCTTCTGGATTGCCTTCTGCGTATTCTCTACTATTAAAAATTTCGTCATTGTTATTGCCTGTTAAGTCAAATCTATCATGCATGACATCTACAGGAATATTTCGAATAATACCTAATGGTTTAGCAATTAAGTTTAGCCACGCATCGTTCTGTGAGTTTAAACTAAAGTGACCTATTAGTCTACACCAGTCTGTTGGTATTACAGGAAATAACGCATATGGATGCATATGATTTGTTTGATTAAATTTCAGTAACGCAAATTCGTCATCAAATTTGCCAATTTCTAAATCCCAATCTTTAGTTTCCATAATAGCATCGTCGTTCCACAGCATTAACCACTCGCCATTTGCTTGTCCCCAGAGTTGATTCATATATTGATGTAGATTTTTATAACCCATACGTTCAAACAATACTGCTTGTACGTCTACATTATATTCGTCTTGCATTTTGTTTTGGAATTCATCCGTTTGGACAAACTCTAAGGTCTTTTTATCATCGTCATCAATGCCTAAAAGTATTTCCACATTTTCGGAATCACTTACATTAATCATTAGACTGTCAATACTTGCTTCAAGCATTTCAGGTCGGTCTCTAGTTGCTAATAGTACACTTATTTTTTTCATTTCTTTTTACTTATCTGTAGTTTCTTTTGTGGTTGTGGTTGTGCCTTCTGTGCGTCTGAACCTGATTTGCCAATAACAAATGGTCTTTGATCAGGTGATACATAGGTGCTTGATGTTGATTCTCCTGTTAGCATCTTTCTAACATTGCCACGGAACGTATAATGTCCAACGTGGTTAAGTGCTACTCTAGGATCTAACCAAATATCTCCACCAATCTGTTGCCAACGTCTACAAAATGTGTAGTCCTCTGACAAGTAACGTCTGCTTTGTGGATCAATGATACAGTCAAATAACGCATACATAAATGGCTCAAACTTGTTATCAATGTTTAAATCGTTGTTATATTTTGTTTCAGGAAACTTATCAAACATTTCTTGAATGACTTCTTTCTTAATCATCATAAAACCTGTACCAGCATCTAATAGTTTAATTAAATTATCTGATATCTGTACATTTGGAAGTTTGTTGCCGTCCTTGTCTTCAGGATAATCAAAGTTAGTCACATAGTTTGAACTATGTCCTTCGATTGTTTCTGCTGTTTCGTCTAAGTTAGGTGACCTTGCCGCATTAAGTATGCTATCCCAGTTAATTGCTTTCTTAGGATACGCACCAGTAATTACCGGCTTATCATATGCTAACATTCGTAATACATCTTCTGGATTGTATTCAATATCAGCATCAATGAAAAATAAATGTGTTGCTTTTTCATTTTCCATAAAGAAACTTACAAGTGTATTTCTGCCTCTTGTAATTAAACTTTCATTTGCTAATGTGCTTAATGTAAATTCAACGTTGAATCTATTCATAAGCAAAATTAGTCTTACTAAACTTCTTAAGTAAGGCTCTGCTACCTGCCCACCGTAACAAGGTGTAGCAATGAATAAATGTTTTCCTTGGAATGCTTCTACTGGTATTTCAATTTTTCTTTCTAACAAACTAAACAACACTTCTTCTTGCTGAATTTGTTCTGGGGATAAATTTGCTTGGTTAATTACTGAGGTTGGTTCTAAGTTGTTAGACTCGTCTAAAGTAGGGCCTGAGTACTTTTTATTACGTGGTTTTTTATTCCGTGCCATTTAATGTTCCTGTTGTGTTTGTAGAAAGTATTTATGTAGTTGGAGCCGCTGGACAGAGTCGAACTGACGACCTATGGTTTACAAAACCATTGCTCTACCAACTGAGCTACAGCGGCTTTCTTAAATAGTATTTACTAAAGGGGAGGGTGATTTACTCGGGTCTTTTGGACACGAATTTATTGAGCTTTTCTGCTTCTTCAATTACTTCTTCTGCGGTAGGCATATACTCAGGTTTGTTTGCCTTAGCCTGTAGTATAAGACGTGCTTCTTGGATTAATTCTAATCGGATTTCGTATGGTGTTTTACTGCTCATAATTTACTTTTACTATATGTCATACACATATCGTATTGTGTATTTGTTATATGTATTTACCTTATCTGTCTGATAAGTCTGGTTTATACTTTTCCTTCCGATATATAGTTTTTGTGCGGTCGCGTTGGACTTTGTGACCATATGGAGTATCACGTGTGAACAGCTCTTTCGCATAGCGAACTTTTGGCTGTTGAATTGATCGAGGTTTTTGCCTTTTCATAATAGTATTTATTATACAGCAATTATTATGCTTGTCAAGAACAATAATAAACTTATACTACCTAAAAAGACGAATGCTACTAAAAAAGCAAACCATATAACAGTTATTGGTGTTATCTTAATCTCGCTATTTGTCTTTTTACCTACGCCTAGAACGGCTTTGATTGCGTCTTTTATCAAAATATTAACTGATTTAAAAACATTACAGCGAACATCATAGCCATAACAACTACTTGTACTACTGTTGGGATAATTACAAACATAACTAACGGATCAAAATCCATTTTATTCCAAAAGTCTGTTTCGCGCCATTCGTCAAATTCTTCTGGTGTACATTCTACTACTTTGTACTTCATATTATGCTCCGTGTTTTGCTTCTAAATACGAGGGTGCGTTAACGTCACGTAGGCCACGCAATACTCCAGCAATGTTGTCTGTATGTACCGCAAGTAGCAGTACACAATAACACATCATTTTGCTCATGATGTTGGTGTTAATCCCAGTATTGATACAACAAAAATTGCTGTCAATAATGTTATTTCTATTTGTGATTTAAGTTTTTGTACTCTAGGGTCGTTCATAGTTGTCTGCGGTTATGCCCGAAAGTAGGATAACGTGACATACAACCTAGTATATCATACTGAAAATCAATCTAAATGTGGGCAAAAATAATATAAGGATAAGTTATATCGCTTTATACATTGTATTTATATCGGAATAGATTTTTATATGGGGTTTTAGGAGGTTTTGAGAATAGCAATATCTTTTGGATTATTACAATGTTCATGTGGACACACAACACCATCAGGAGTTGGTAATTCAAACTGCCCGGCAAATACGTTACCGTATGTTTTTGCTCCACACCAACTGCTAACAATATTGCCACGCATGTCAATATTAAAACCACGCTCGCCGATGTGACACATCATGCCTTTAAATTTATTTAACCCTTGATTCATAATTTGATCAGGCTCCATATACCGTAAGCCATCATTAGTTGTTAGTACAGTAAATAAAAAGTGCCTGTCTTGATTTCCTTCTGAGCCATCTGGTGGCGGATTTACAGGCTCGGGTGGATTAGGATCTATTTCCCATGCTGGCAAACTAATAATTCTCCAATCGTTGCCGTCATAGTTATAAAACGGGTCTTGCTTTTTACCAGGGCCTAACAGTTTCTTATACATAGTTTTGATATCAATATTTACTCCGTAATAATCTTGTACTTTGCCAAGCCTATATACTTCACGTAATCGTTTTTGTAATATTTCAATATCAGGTAAACTATCTTTGACACCTGCTAAGTGATAACTTGCTGGTACAGTATCGCATATTTCTTCTGCCGTAGCAATTAAGTCATCTTCATGCATACTGTTTATATGGAAACTAATAATTAAATCGTCTATATAATGTTTTGCTTTACTCCACCAACTACGAGTTCTACTACCGTTAGTAAACACAATAGATCTACCATTGTGTTCTTTTATCTTTTGTAATATTTTTAAAAAGCCTGGTATGACTGTTACTTCGCCACCTATAAGTTCAAAGTTAACAGTTTTGTTTAGTGTAGCATAGTGTGTACATATCTTTTCTATTACTGACAAATATACGTCTGTGTCTTGCCATGGTATACTGCCGCTGTGTAATTGTGTCGGACAATATTCGCAGTCAAAGTTACATGAGTTGCCCATGCTCCATTGTATTGTTATGTCGTTTGGTTCTTTATCACCACGAGGTCCATGTACTTTAACTATTGTCATGGAAGTCTTTTGTTACATATATATTTGGACCAAACTCCATGCCTTCATCAAAATAGTCGCCTACTGTATTAAATCCAAATTTAGTATAAGCCAGTAACGCACTTTGTCTGGGGATACTCCATATCATATTACACTTTTCTAATATAGCCTGATGAGCTGTCATTGTAAATAGTGTTTGTGCTACTCCGCGATGCCTATGTTCTGGATGGACCCAGATACCTCTACTACGATATTGTGTATCGGTTGTTCTGTGACCGCTGTTAACACCTACAAGTTCTTTATTAATATACACACCCCAAAATACAGGAGAATATTCAAAGATATTCATGTCGTATTGTTCAGGATTATTTTCAAATGGCCATGTCATGGCACTATGCGGTTCTATTGGACTTTGTCTTTCGGGCCAAAGTTCTGCTTGCCATACTTCGCATATTTGGTTAAAAGTTATTTTTTGTGTAATCACACTAGTATTTATTTTGAATAGTCAAAAAAATAGGCTGTTCCCAGCCTACTTTTTATTATTATGTTATTTACTTTAACTGGAAGTTACCAAACGCGGCTTGCATACCTTTAACGTAATTCACTTCTTCTACGTCACTGCCGTCAACAACAAAGTATGATTCTTTTGTGTCGGCTCTTTTCGCATCTGTAATCTCTGATCCTACAAAGAAACTAAAACTAAAATGCCTGTTAAATTCAGTATTATCGCTTTTAGTTGCTGTTAAGATAAAGTTATATGTGCTATCTTCTGTTATGCCTGCTGTTACAGATGTATCTGCTGTTAGTTTCCATCCGTCCGTTGCGTTTCCACTTAGCACTAATGCTGTAGGCAATGCGGCAAAGTCTGAACTTACTATTGCTGTTACTGTATTGGCTACATCTAAACTAATGTCGATGCTTCCTGCGGCACTAACTAAACTTTCGCCTATTGCGCCTGCGGTTGTATTCCAAACAGTTGCGTAATATTCGTTTTCTAAATATACAATGTTGTTTGGTGTAGTACTATAAAGACTTGGGTCTTGGAATAGCATACCTGTTAATGATTGTGATGTAATAGCATCTCTAATTGCTGTAGAGTCCATACCTATATTTCTCTGAATAGCAATAGCGGCTACGCCACCTACTATAGCAGTTGAAATACTTGTACCTGAACCAACTGATGTTAAGTCTGCTGTTGGTACATCTGTGTAACCACCGCCTGTGGCTCTATTGGCAATCGTTGCCACCTTAACTGCTACACCCGGTGCGAATACATCAACTTCTTCACCACCGTTTGTTTGTAGTCCTGAACCTTGTTCAACTACTGCTCCGGCATCATTTGAGAATGTCGGAACGTTGTCTGATGCGTCACTGGCACCAACTGTTAAAATATTGTTAAGTCCTGCTGGGGAGAATGTATCTACATCACCACCGCCGTTACCAGCCGCGGCACATATAACAAAACGTCTTGCCCAACAATACGATATTAATCTATCTAATGCTTCTGATTTGGGGAATGTGAACGCACATACAACTGAGGCTGTTCTATAAGTACCTGTATCAGATTGTGACATTGCGTTTCTGTGAACAAACATTGAGTTCACGCCTTCTGCTACATCTGATATATCAGCAGAGCCATCTGCTCCACTTACTTTAACAACACCAATCTGCGTATTTTTTGCTACACCTAATTCCTCACCAACAATTAAACTTACCATTGCTGTTCCGTGTCCATGATCATCTTCTGTTGTAAATGTTGTTGCGTCGCCACCGCCACCAATAAAGTCATTAAAACAACCTTGTGTTGGATTGTGTACTCTACTAATAGATGCATTTGCTAATTCTGGATGTAATGTATCACATCCGCTATCTATAACGTATGTCATAACATTATCACCTTCAAATTGTGGGTCAAATGTTGTTCTTAATGGCAAGTTTCTTGTTACAAGTCTTTGCTTATGCCATTCGCTTGTTGCTTCGCTGATTGCCAAAGTTGCTACGTTCGAGCCTACTCCAACTAATTCTGTTGCTACAACATTGGCGATGCCTGTGATTGAACTAAGACTACCATCATCAATACTAAGTTCATAAAATCCGCCATCTATATTTCCAAAACTGTTAACGACAGTTGCTCCTGCTGTAACCAGTTCTTGCTTTTGGACTGCAGGATCAAAGTCCGCAGTAGCCATATCACTATCGATTATGTGATTTTTCATTGATACAAAGTAATTCTTAATTGCCATATTATTCTTCCTTCAAAATATAATTTACTATCTGCTTCGCTTCTTTATCAAGTTTTGTTACAGATTTAGACATCGTTTCCCTAAAGTATTTGTCGAACTCCTTTAGCAACATGTCATTACCTAAGTATTTATCTGAATAGAACTTTTTGATACCCTCAAAGCCAGTGTATTTAGGCCTTGGTGTTGCAAAGAGGTTATTCGGTGTGTATATGTGGTTAATCTTAAAGTTATATTTATCTTTTTTAAACTCTCTGTAATTTTTAACCTTATCTTTCGTTACTTGATCAAATTGATGAAGCATTTTGCCGTCTCGATATTCCCAAACGTTGTATTCAAGTAGTTCTTTGAAACTTACATTGGTGTTATTAATCATGTTATGTGTTGCTGTTAACGACATGTCTGTGGTACAGTTATAAAAATCTGATATAGAGTTGTCATTCCTTTCGTTTATTGCTTTATCAAATACCCAATGAGATGCTGGTTTTTCCATAAAGTTGATATCATTCAGTACATCATTTTTAAAAGTAAATGTATTCAGTACTGATTCTAGGTCTGTGTTCCTTGCTCTTGCGTTGTATAACAAATTAGTAAACACTTTGGTATGGCCTGAGTACAATACATTGCCATCTATCTGTGTAAACGCATGTAGTATAGGCGCAAACTGTGGACTAACACAATGATATTTACGACAGTACTCCATACATTTGCCTGTGTTAAAAAAATCTATTATGTCAATGTCAATTACTTTAGGTGTTAACCCATGTTGTTTACAGTATTTAAACGCATAGTTTGTATCGTAATCATTTAGAGCATTGCCTTCATGGCAGTATGCTACAATAACAGGAGTAAATCGTATGCCACATGTTAAAAATATGTTAGCAACATTCTCACTGTCAACTCCTCCACTTAGAAAAATATTGTAATTATTTTCTTGCAAGTATTCTCGTAAATGAATATCTACATACTCTGTAATTGTATTTTCTATTTTTGGATTTTTAGGTATTACTGTGGTTGTGTATGGAAGGACAACCTCGTTAATTTCTTCAGGCTTAGCAAATACATGTTGTTTTACTATTTCTTTACGAAAATCATATTGATTGTCATTGATAAAATTTAGGTTAGTTAGTATAGGCGCAGAATAAAAGTTAGACTCTTTTGTAATACTACCTACAGTGGCGTGTTCGATCATCCGATATTTACTTTGCCTGATCCGCCTGTTATCGGATGCTTACATGTAGCCGGGTCACCTGCTCTTGCGGCTGGCATACCATTGATGTTTACTTTGCCTGATCCTTGTGCTATGGTTGGGTTAGTATGCGGAGCATCACCGTGCCCTGTTATAGCATCGCCAACTCTTGCGGCCGCTAGTCCTTCAATCTGAACATTATCAGATCCTTCTATAATTGGAGCACCGGCTTTGTCGGCACCTTTTCTTGCGGCTTTTGGCATGATATACTTATTTATCTCTATAAATAATGTTATGAAACTAGATTGGAACCATAATCAGCAAGACGGATATATTAGTTGTAGACTAGATAATATTATACATTATCGATCATACAATGGCGGCGCAACTATAGAAAAATACGCGGGATCGTCATCGACAAAATCATTTGTTGAAAATGAATGGGAAGTAGAGAAGCAATGGATTAGCAAACATTACTCAGATAATGTTGGAAAGTATGAACCATTCAGTGCTGATGCTGATGTTCAACAACAATGGCACACTAACAATCCTGATTGGGTAGAGGCCTTTCCAGCCTTTGGCACATACAACGAGCAGTATCTTGATAGATTACAGAGACCCAGTAGTGTACAAGTTGGCAATGATTTACATTTTCTTTGGCAAGACCCGGAACAGCAAATTAAACTAGAATGGGATTCAGAAACCAAGAGCATATACACTAGGCCTTATTGCGTAGAGCAAGAAACCTTTTATAATGTACAGCCTTGTTGTGTATTTCCTGATAATCCTGGTCGCACTAAATTAGACGAAAGTGGTATCCAGGATTTAATAGATAATTATGATCTACCTGATCACGTTATGCTTTTGCTAAAGTAATACCTGTAGTACCTTCAATATACTGATCAGCAAGATCTTTTAATGTATCCATAGTACAGAATATTTGATTAACATCAATAGTGATTTGCTTTGAAGCATCGGCACTAAACAACCACGGCATCAATCCTAGACCTTGTGGAGTAATACTTACTGCCATTGGTTTCTCGAATGTAATTCCTTTTTCGTCTTGACTGACAAAACGTGTAATGATTTCTGTATCACTAGTTAATTTGATTGTGACAATGTCACCCTTGGTGTGCGGTTTTGATATTAGCATGTGTTTCCTCTGTGTGTGAATATTTATATTAAAGTGTAAAGCCTGTGAATGTATCTTGAGTTACGTCTTGTTTTGTGCCACCAATAACGTAACTACTAATTTCTGTTTCTTGTGGTGCTACTTGTACATCGCCGCCTGTGATCCATTGTTGTGTCCACGGTAACGGGTTAGTGCCTGTATTAAATATTTTTTCTTGTCTAACTGCATTCATTCGTTTGCCAGCAATAAACTCTACATACTGTTTTAACAGTTCTGCGTTGAGTCCAATAATGCTACCATCTTTAAATAAGTAGTCAGCCCATGTTTTTTCTTGCTCAACAGCATCTAAAAACATTTGTGTACATTCGGCGTAAGTTTCTTTTTCAATTTTTGCAAAGTCTTTGTCCTCACGTGGAAGCAACTTTAACATCTGCTGAGTACTTGCTAAGTGAACGTTTTCGTCTCTAGCAATTAGTTTAATAATTTTAGCATTGCCTTCCATCTTTTTAAGTTCAGCAAACGCCCAACTACAAGCAAATGATACATAAAAACGCACACCTTCTAAGATGTTTACACTCATTAAGCATAACCAAATACGTTTCTTATGTTCGTACTCGTTGTACTTACTGCTATTTGATGCTTTTAATAAATTGTATTCAATTAGCCTGTCGTAGTTTTGTGTAATACTATCTGAACAGTCAGTAATCTCTGGAATGTCCATCATTTCGTCAAACACTTTACTTGGGTTAGGGTACACATTACGAATAATATGCGTGTAACTCTTACTGTGAATTGTTTCTGAAAATGCCCAAGTCTCAATCCATGTCTCTAACTCTGGCAAACTTACTATAGGCAAGAAAGCAAGATTAGGTGAGCGACCTTGTACACTATCTAACAGTATTTGTCGCTTTAAATTACTTGTAAAAATATGCTGTTCGAAGTCGGTAAGATCTCTAAAGTCTTTTGTATCTTTAGTGATATCAACTTCTTCAGGTCTCCAAAAGAAACCTAATTGTTTTTCTGTAAGTTTATCAAACTGTCTATATTTAAGAATATCGAATCGTTGAATTCCCATGTCGTTAGAAAGAAACATGTTACTCTTGCTCGTGTATTTTGCTTTTGTATTAAGTACGCCCATTATATTTTACAACTCTCACAGTCATCGTCATCGATTTCGCCCATTGGCAAATCTTCTAACTTATCATCTTTGTTTATATCAATCTCGCCCTGGCCATCGTATGTGTTGTTGTAGTATAACTGCTTGCCGCCATACTTATAAAACATTAAAATGTCTTGAATTAGTACGCTCATCGGTACTTTTTCATCTTCGTAGTGTTCTGGATTATACGATGTATTTACCGAAATACCTTGGTCAATATACTTTTGTAATACAGCCATTATTTTTAGGTACCCTTGTGGCGACTTTTGATCCCATAGTAAATCATATTTGTTTTTGTAATACGGAAAGCCTGGTACTACTTGTTTTAAAATACCGTGCTTACTTTGTTTAATACTGATATATCCACGCGGTGGTTCAATACCGTTTGTGCTATTACTAATTTGTGCGGATGTTTCAGCAGGCATAAGTGCCATTAGTGTTGAGTTACGAATACCGTGTTCTTTTAAGTTTAATCTTAGTTCTTTCCAGTTTTGTCTCTCAGTGTGTTTAACTAATTCGTCTAACTCTTTTTTGTATGTTTGGTTAGGTGTTATTCCTAGTCCATACTTTGTTTCATTTGTTCCTGAACAAGCACCCTTTTCCATTGCTAGTTTATTACTTGCTTTAATTAAGTTATAACTCCATGCTTCTGCCCACTCGTCAATTAGTTCTAAGTTTGGTTCTTGGTACGTCATTTCGTGCTTTGCCATCCAGTAAGCAAAATTAATAATACCGATACCTAGCGGACGTCTTTTCATTGTGCTAAGTTCCGCGGCAAGTACTGGATACTCTTGATAGTCTAGTAACTCATCAAGACCTCTAACTGCTAACTTACATACTTTAGCCATTTCGTTAAAGTCTTTTATAATGCCCCAATTGACAGCACTTAATGTACATAAACTAATTTCGCCTTCTGGGTCATTAATATGTGTTAACGGCTTTGTTGGTAAATTAATTTCGCAACATAAATTGCTTTGTCTAATAGGTGCTAATTCTTCAATAAATGCTCCGTGCGTATTAGCATGGTCAACATTCATTAGGTAAATTCTACCTGTGTCTTTTCTTTCTGTAACGAACGCACTAAACAATTCAATAGCAGGAATAGTCTTCTTTCTAATGCTTGTCATACGTTCTGCTTTTTCATACAGTTCTTTAAACTTCTCTTGATTCTGGAAGAACGCATCATACAATCCTGGTACATCTTTAGGACTAAACAATGTAATGTTTCCACCTTCAATTAATCTTTCGTACATAAGTTTGTTAAACTGTACACCGTAGTCCATGTGTCTTACCCGGTTATCTTCTGTACCTTTGTTGTTCTTTAACACTAATAAATCTTCTGCTTCTAAATGCCAGATAGGATAGTATAATGTAGCCGCTCCGCCTCTTACTCCACCTTGTGAGCAACTTTTAACTGCTGATTGAAATAATTTATAGAAGGGAATAACTCCTGTATGGGTAGCATCTCCGCTCCTAATAGGCGAACCTATTGCTCTAATATTGCCAGCACCTATGCCAATGCCTGCCTTTTGACTTACATACTTAACTACAGCACTAGACGTTGCGTTAATGCTATCTAAACTGTCATCAGTCTCAATTAACACACAACTACTAAACTGTCTTTGTGGTGTTCTCACACCAGCCATAACTGGCGTAGGCAAGGAAATTTTAAATGTGCTAATAGCATCGTAATATGCTTTTACATACGCCATTCTTTTCTTAG